TTCGTGTCTCGTACCTGCGCCACCAATAATATTGATTGTATTTCTTTTTGGTGAGACGGGCCAATTGTGACTCTAGAAATTCTCTGTCGCAGAACGCTTGCATAACTTTTATTTAAAGTAAATATACTAAAGTCTGGGATGCTGGAGAAATCTATTTTTCGAGTAGATTGTAATGTCTTGGGTACACATGGAGATTAGCAATCATCCAATTCATTTGGCCAATTTTATAATTAGTTTCTAAAGATATTTTTTCCATTAATTTTGCAAAACAATATTGATCATTTCCAAATCCGAACCATAAATCTATAGACCTAGCAAATATAGTTAAGTGAAGTTGTTGATTTCGTATATAGAAATTAAGGGCTACATTACAAGGCGTATCATACTTATACATATCTAATTCATGAAGTAAATAATGTACTATAATAGCTTTCCTAGTTTCTGGATTAGTTTTAAGTTCATTTATTACTCTTTTTAATTGATCGTTATAATTCCAAAAATATCCATAGTTACTAACTACGTTAGTCGTACCAGGTACCATCATCTGTTTCCAGATTTTAGCTCTATCTCCAATTTCTTTAGCATCACGATCTCCTTTAAGATACCAATCCCATTCAAAGTCAGCGTAATCTAAATTAAACTTTCTTTCAGGAGTTGTGATAATCTTGTCTTCAGGATACAATAGAGTAAATGATTCATTGAAGATTGCTTTAGTACCTGCGTAATCTTCCCCTTCTGTCATTATCTTTTTATAGAGATCTTCAAATGCGTAAGTTGCATTATTGTACTTCATACTTTTCTACTTTAATAAATTGTTTTAAAAATTCTACAGGTTTTAAATCTCTGTAAGCTTCTAAGTATACTACTCTTTTAATGCCTGATTGTATAATCAATTTACAACAATTTTGACACGGAGATAAACTTAAGTATAAAGTGCTACCGTCTACTGAGTTACCTGATTTTGCCGCTTTTAAAATCGAGTTCATTTCTGCATGAATAACCTCTTCTTTGGTGACATTATTTTCTTCGCATCCATTATCCATTCCAGTTGGGGTGCCATTGTACCCAAAAGATATCAAATTCCCAGCCTTCACCAACACTGCGCCCACTTTTGCTCTGGTGCAGTATGATAAAGTTCCAATTTGTTTTGCTATCTCAATAAAAACAGAATCTAATCTTTTTTGTTTCTTCTCTGATATTTCCATGTTATGCTTCCTTTACGAAAGTTCCATTTTCCATTTTTCCTTTTCTCTTAGCGATAACTTCGTAAGCAGAATTGATACATTCTTCAATGTCGTATCCCTTTAATTTAGCAAGATTAGTAAGAACCACTACACAATCACCAATAGCGTCAACGAATTCTTCTTCGTCTTGTTTTAAGATAGACTTTGCTAATTCTCCTGTTTCTTCTAATAACTTAATATACTGTGTTTTAGCATCACCTTTATCGTAAATGCCTTTGTCTTGAGCCCAATCTCTGATTGGTTGAAATTCTTTTGTTAAATTCATATTATTTATTTTTTGTACTTAAATATTCATCTAGCGATGCCATATAACCTAAAGCATCCAAATAGTTATCTTGTTTGTAATTCCAAGACGCTCTGGACAGCTTTAGTGCAATTAATACATTATACGCATCTTGCGTAGTTATTTGTTTTCTAGACATTTCTGATGCGATTCTGGCAGTTTGTTCCATGCCTTCTATAAATTCTCCATATTGACGTGACTTTTCTTCATTTCGTTCAAAGACTATATCATGTGCTTCTTGCAATATACTTTTTTTCTTTTCCATAACTTTAATATACTGATTATTTACTTACTATATCAATTAATCTTTGTAGTAGGCTTTAAAATCTTTAAAATCACCCCACTCACGACTTGAATCTACATCACTCGGTTTTAAACTTGATTTAGGCATATTACCTGCCACGTTCCAAAACCAATCCCCCTGCTGCCCATGAGTCTTTAGGAGCTCCCAACCTTTGGCATCGTATGTTTGTATAGAATCGAAAGGGGTCTGTACCCTTGAAGATTTTAAGAAAGGTCTGTCGTGAGTATAAAATTTGGCACGACCAAGTTCTCCGTCCTGCACGTTTCTTGCGACTGCAACAGCGTTAAATTTGGTGTTCGGTAAAGCTATCTGTAAAGTCCTAGATAAAACTCCAGTGGAAAACACAGTCCACATTGTTTCTATGTTAGTGTCCTTAAAATTGTCGTGGAACACTCTAACTCCACCCGCAACCACCATTTCGTGCTTCAAACCAAATGGTAAATACTTTGCGCCAATTCTTTCTGCGAACTGTTTCGCCCAAATGTTTGCGGTCGGCATCGCAGGAATTTTTACGAATAATGGGATACCACCGTTTTCTATCGCGGTTAGTTGGTGTTCTGAGGCTTCTTTAGAAGCAGGCATAACTAAATACAGTTTCTTGTTGTACTTTTTGGCCAAATAACAAAGCGAGTAAGGAGCGTAACCTGTTCTTGGTGCCACGTAAACCATTGCGTCCTCTTTTACTTGAGAGATCATAAAATCCCCCATCTTTGCTTTAGTACCGAATTGAAATTCGCCGTCGTCCACCACATTGAATCCGTCGTACTGCTTTACTTTGAACGTAAAGTCGTGCTTGTAATCCTTTGTCATGTTCAAGTAGTAGTTTAGGTCCCTACCGTTGGACATGTCCAAATTTGACTGATCTGTTGTTTTATTTAGAAACATTTTATAGTATTTCGTTTAAAAATGGATAATATCGAGGTTTTAAGTGAACAGATTGGCGACTTTCTAATATATCCAACATTTTAGTTCCGTCGAAATCAATCCAATCTTCTGGCCAGGATATATATTTCTGATGTGAATTTCTTATCATTTCTATAGCTATTTGTCGTATCTCCATTCTCTCTTCTCTAGTTCCGAAGAACGGTTGTTTTTTATACAAGCCAGTTCCAGGAATTTTTCTAGATTCGTGTTCTATTGGAAGCGGTTCAACTATAGTATTATTTTTTAGTCTGCTGGAAAAATCAATATATCTACCAATTAAGTCTTTGGTTGCATCTTTTGGATTCTCTTGTCTCATTAGATGGAATCTAATATCAATATTCATAAAATAAGTAGTGGTTTCATCGAATCTACTATTAATTTCATCTACCGTTTCTCTCTTTAAAAAACCATGCAAAGTTCTACCGGCAGTAAAATCTAAAGAATATCCAGGTCTCCACACAGATAAAGCGTGTGAATCTCCGATGACACCTTTTTTAGTTTCTAAACCTTGCGCCAAAAAGGTATTATACCAAGAAATTGATTTTACATCGGGATATTCTACATCAGGTATTTTCAACCTTTGATTGAATTTGTTAAAATCAAAATACGAATTAGAAAATCTAATTTCTCCGCCGTAATCGGCGATTGCTTTCATTTTCTCTGTGTGAATTGGCCGAGGTCCTCCTGGGATATTGAAAGAACCTTCTACAAAATTGACTCCTTCGCACACATACAGTATATCGTAAGAATCCCAATCACTTGGATTTGGATTTACTTCTACAGTATCATGTGGATGGTTGTCTTTTAACATTCTTGTTTGTATGATTCCAAAACCCCCTCCCTGTGAATTGAGCGTGGTGGCCACGTTTCCCATCATTGATACTAGTCCTATTCTCATAACTTTTTTGTTTTATTAAATTTACATCATTCCTGCTAATGGATTAATCGTATCTTTTTCACCTTTATCAGCTACTAAAAAAATAACCGATTCAGTTGTGAGTATCGTGCCCGCAACAGAAGCCGCATTTTTAATTGCGGTGATCACTACCTTGGCTGGATCGATTAATCCTTCTTCAATTGCGTCGATGACTTTTCCCTGTTTAGCGTCGTAAGTAGCATCAGCATTCCAATTCGTCATTATCTCTTGGGCAATTTCGTACCAATTTTCTTTTCCTGTGTTTGACAGAATGGTTTTGAACGGAGCTTCGCAAGCTTTTTTAACTATGTCGTAAGCTATCGCTTCTGAACCAACTTGGGATTTTTTCAAAGTTTGAGCAGCTCTATACAACGCAACTCCACCGCCGACAACAATACCGTCGGCCAACGCTGCTTTTGTAGCGTAAAGTGCGTCTTCTACTCTGTCTTTCTTTTCTTTAATTTCAATATCAGAATTTCCTCCAACATTGATGATGGCAACTCCTCCGACCAATTTACCAAGTCTTTCTTGTAGTTTTTCTTTTTCGTAGAAAGAAGTGGCTTTTTCGATCTGATCTTTTATTTCTTCAGCTCTTGCTGTAATTGCCTGTTCATCACCTTTACCGTCAACGATTGTGGTCTCTTCTTTTGAAACGGTCGCCAATCTTGCTGTACCCAAAAATGAACTTAGCTGTTGAGGTGTTAATTTATCCAATTTGTGACCTTTGTCTTTGGAAATAACTTGACCACCTGTTAGGATAGCTATGTCTTCCAATATCAAAGTTTTTCTCTCTCCAAAGTCAGGTGCTTTAACTGCGCACACTTGTACGATGCCTCTCATTTTATTTACGATCAACGTAGCCAATGCTTCGTCCCCAATGTCCTCT